ACTGACGCCTTGATTTATTAAGGGCCGCCGTGGAGTAATCTACGGTTGTAACTAGGAGAATTGCCGGGAACCCCTAACGTGTTATGACGAGGGCAATCAGCAGCCGAGCCTCACTACTGTGAGGAAGGTTCAACGACTAGAGAGAAATCTCGTAGGGCCAAGCGGTCCGAAGCACCTAGCTCCTTTAGCGATAAAGGATGAAGAGATAGTCTGCTCTAATGTGAAAGCATTAGCAGTCCCTTAGAGGGACGGGGTAGGAACTCGCGCACCTGCCTGAACACATGGTTTGGCGAATTACGCACAGTCATCAATCGCAATCAACTGTCCACCAACGCATTCCTGCTTGACCCCTCTATGTTCAAGCAATGCGTCCTACGCCCCTTCACTCGAACCTTGCTAGCTAAGAATGGCGATGCCGACACACATTTCTGTGTAGGTGAGCTGTCCGTCAAGCACAGCAACTTCAGTGACAGCGGCATGATTACTGGTCTGTCTTAATCGACTGACTGGTAGTTAAACCATTTGCAGGTGGGGCCTGGGTTCTCAGGTTCCGCTCTCCTTACTGCGGACCTGGGTCCCACTTGCATCTTACTGTTCATTCCCGACAAAGGAGAAACCATGTCGACTACGACTGGAAAAAAAGATACCCCCATCCACGGCTTAGAAACGAAAGTCCTGGATGACAATGACGATAGCAACTTCACCATCGAACAAACGCAACACATCCCTCAGAGCTTCCTAGATGGCCTCAGAAAGCAACGTGAGGCCTCTCAAGGACTCAACGAAGGTGAGTACATGACTGTTGCCAGCGTCCCTGTTGCTGTCCATGAGAAGTGGCTACGCGAAGGCTTTGACATGATGAGTGAACCTGCTCACGCAATTGTTGCGCGTCTAAAACAAGAGAACCTCGATGCGTTCATCACCACCAAGAAACAGGTATAAACCCTATGAACAAAGGCAGCCTCCGTACTCACTTTAAGGCACTACTGAACCGCAGTGATATCACCGATGCTCTAGCTGACACCTTCATTGAGCAAGGTGAAGCCAGGATTCAACGGTCCCTGCGTATTCCTGCAATGGAGAAACGCTACAACTACACGGTCACCGCTGCTACCTCCTACATCCTGGTCCCCAATGACTTCTTGGAAGCCATCAGCATCTACTACGACAACCATGAGTTAGAACGTCTACCGATGTCAGAGATGCTCACCAGGAAGAAGACGGGAGAGGCTGGTGCCCCTCACTTCTTTACGCGAGAGGGCGGGAGCTTCCTTCTAAGCCCAGAACCCTCTTCAGGCACAGTGACGGTCACCTACTATGCCCAGTTCCCTGCGATGACCGCAGACACCGATGAGAACATCCTGGCGAAGATAGCAAGTGACCTCATCATCTACTCTGCGCTTACCTATGCAGCCGACTATTTCCTCGATGAACGTGCTGCTCTCTATGAGCAAAAGTACATCCAGTTTATGACTGAGATTCAAGAGCAAGCCAACGATGCCGAGACCAGTGGCACGTTGCAACGCATACGTCCCTCGTACACCCTATAATTTGCGGAGAAAAACCTAATGTCCTCAAGCTCATTCTATGCTGACTCTGGTGTAACCACAGTCGAAGCCGATGCAGTCGAAAGCTCCAAGAATGCTGCGGCTGCTTCCGCAACCGAGGCTGCTGACTCTGCTACCGCAGCGTCTACAAAAGCAGACGAGGCGGCAGACAGTGCTGTAGCGGCTGCAAGCTCTGCTTCTACTGCAAACAATGCGTCAGTAGTCACCGTAGCCACCGACCTCAGTGGTGATGACGATATCGGCACAGTAGCCGGGAACATGGCAGACATTACCACTGTTGCAGGTATGGAGTCTGATGTTGATACCGTAGCTGCCACAGCCTACAAGGAAGACATTGAAACTGTTGCTGCTTCAGCCTATAAGACGGACGTTGAAACTGTTGCAGCTTCTAGTTACAAGAGTGATGTAGAGACTGTTGCTGATGCTACCTACAAAGCTAAAGTAGAAACTGTTGCTGCTTCAGCCTATAAGACGGACGTTGAAGCAGTAGCTGCTGACCTGGCAGGCTCGAACACTATCGGTGCAGCAGTTACTAGTGCCGCCACAGCGTCAACAAAAGCCGGGGAAGCTGCTGCCAGTGCCGCTACCGCCTCCACGAAAGCCGGGGAAGCCTCTAGCAGTGCCGCTACAGCGACCACGAAAGCCGGGGAAGCCTCTAGCAGTGCCTCAGCAGCAGCCTCTAGTGTCTCTAACATTGCAGCGTCCGTCACCAGTGCCTCAACCAGTGCGGCAGCTGCCCTTGTCTCTCAGAATGCATCTGCCTCAAGTGCCTCCACGGCCTCGACTCACAAAGATACAGCAAGCACCCAGGCTACCAATGCCTCAAACAGTGCCACAGCTTCCGCTGACAGTGCTGCATCTTCTTTGAGTGCCAAGACTGACTCTGTCGCAGCCAAGGACTTAGCGGTGACCGCGAAGAACACTACAGTCACTGCCAAAGATGCGGCAGTGGTTGCACAGGCTGCCGCAGAAGCAGCAGAAAGTGATGCCACCCAGCAGGCTACCGCTGCTACATCTGCGAAGGATGCGGCTGTTGTTGCACAGGGGGGTGCGGAGGATGCACAGGCTGCCTCTGAGGTCGCAAAAGCTGCCTCCGAAGTTGCACGGGACGCTTCCTCTTCTTCTGCTACCGCAGCATCAACCAGTGCCACCACCGCCCAATCTGGTGCGGCTACGGTGACAGCCAACTTGACGAACATCAATTTGGTAGGCAGCAACATAACGGCAGTACAGAACGCATCGGCGAATGCGGCAACAGCCACAACTGAAGCCGCCGCAAGTGCGGCAAGTGCCGCAAGTGCGGCATCAAGTGCTTCTGACGTAGCGAATACCTTAGCGGCTTCACAGGTAGACCAATCGAACACTTTGGTGGCAACTTACCTTGGTAGCGATACCGACTTTGGCAGTGACTTAACGCCACCTTCAGCATTCATCATCGAACACAGCGCAAGCGTGAGAAGTGACCTCGCGTTCGACTCTGGCACATACGACCTCCAAGCAGCTTAATTTAAAATTTCAAAGGATAAAAAATCATGGCAACACAACTACAGCTCCGAAGAGGTACAACCTCAGAAACTGACTCATTCACGGGTGCAGCAGGTGAAGTGACAGTCGATACAACTAAAGACACCCTTGTAGTACATGACGGCTCGACAGCGGGCGGTCACGAAGTGGCGAAAGCTGATGGCTCAAACATGACGGCTGTTGATGTCGGCGACAATGTGCGTCTGAAGCTGGGTGATTCTGATGACCTTCAGATTTACCATGATGGGTCTGGAAGTAGTTACATTAAAGAATCTGGCACTGGTAATCTTTATATAGAAGCTACAAATTTACGAGTAAAATCGGCAACCGATGAAACATATCTTGCCGCAAATGCCTCTGGTGATGTATCTCTCTACTACAACAATGCTGTTGCCTTTGGAACCACCTCCACAGGGTGTACTATCACGGGGGCTTTGGTAGCGGACGGCTTTTCCACCCCCACCGCAGGGACAAGCAACTTTATAGCGGGGGTCAACGCGGGTAACAGCATTGTAAGCGGTGGTAATGATAATGTTGTCGTAGGTGATGAAGCGGGTACTGCGATTACTACGGGTGATGGTAATAGCCTTGTAGGAAAGGATGCAGGAAGACTTATTACAACAGGGCAGTACAACACAACTGTAGGCTTTGATTCTTTAGAGAACACAACCACAGCGAATGATAATACAGCTATGGGGTATTACGCTCTTAACGCAAACACCACTGGCGCTTCAAACGCGGCATTTGGTAGACAAGCTTTAGCCTCAAACACCACAGCCTCCAACAACACAGCAGTCGGTTACTTTGCTTTATCAGCCAACACCACAGGCATAGATAACGTAGCCGTAGGTCATAACGCGTTGTATTCAAACACTTCAGCAAGTAACAACACCGCTATTGGAAAACACGCAATGGGTGTTAATACTACAGGGACACTTAATGTTGCTGTAGGAACTTACGCTTTAGATTCAAATACAACAGCGAACAGCAACACAGCCGTTGGTTACTCATCTTTAGGGCTTAACACCACAGGCAGTGCCAATACAGCAGTGGGTAAAGATGCTTTAGAAACAAACACCACAGGTGCTTCTAACGTAGCTGTCGGTGCAAATGCTTTACAAGCTAACACCACAGGCGCAGGTAATGTTGCAGTTGGTGCAAATTCTTTTGACGCTAATACTACAGGTGCAAATAGCGTAGCTATTGGGTTAAGTGCTTTAGGCTCAAACACCACAGCTTCAAACAACGTGGCTGTTGGTCATACTGCTTTAACTGCAACCACAACAGGTGCAAATAACACAGCTATTGGTATGCAATCTATGGATGCCAATACTACAGGCGCTAGTAATGTCGCAGTAGGATTAAATTCTTTAGGAGCCAACACCACAGCCTCCAACAACACAGCCATAGGTTATGCGGCTTTATCAGACAATACGACAGGCGCAGACAATACTGCCGTTGGTCGAAGTGCAGGGGGCGCAATAACCACAGGTGTAAACAATAATGTGCTGGGCTATCACGGATTAGATGCGTTAACTTCTGGCTCTCAGAATATTGGAATAGGTAATAACACTGGAACATATTCAGTTAATCTGACTACAGGTTCTGGAAACATTTTAATTGGTCATGTTACCGAAACAACCGCCGCCGACACTAATTATGCTACAGGCGTAGGTTATAACCTTTCCTGTGCGGGAGGTTACACTACACTGGGGAACGCCGCCTCCGACATCAGAGCCGCACACGGTACAGCAACGTGGGCAACAGTATCGGACGAGCGATACAAGAAGGACATCGCAGACTCTACAGCGGGTCTTGCGTTTGTCAATGCTCTACAGCCGCGCACCTTTAAGTACAAGACGCTTGGCGAACTACCAGAAACTTTCAACGCATACGAAGCTGATTCCACTGAAGTCTTCAAAAACTCTGACACCAACCACGGCTTTATAGCCCAAGAAATCAAAGCGGCTATTGATGCTGATGACAGCATTAAAGACGGCTTTAAACTTTGGGACGATAGAGAAGACGGCTCTCAGGAAGTGGCAGAAGCCGCACTTATACCAATACTAGTCAAAGCAATTCAAGAGCAACAAACCCTTATTGAAACATTAACCTCACGAATAGAAACTTTGGAAGGATAGAGAACCATGAGCGAAGAAACAGTAGTAGTAGAACGCACCGAAGAAGAACTAGCACAAGACTTCACAGCAATGGGTCACAGTGTCGCGTTAATCACAGACATAATCGCAGGGGATGCTCTTGAAGATGCAGATGCAGAAGAGCGGCAGGATTGTGTTGATAGAAACACTCAGCACCTTGAGTTGATGGTGGATAAAGATGATTGGGGTAGTGAAGACTTTACCGCAACTGCCTCAGCTATCGCTGCGGGCAATGGGTACACAGCATAAGGAGAACAACCCAATGACATTGCAAACCACAGGTGCCATCTCGTTCTCCGATATAGCAACAGAGTTGGAACACACCGGCATCCAGAGCCTACGGACCATGTCTGAGCTTGCCGATAAAGACATCCCCGATGCCATGAGTGAGTTCTACGGCTTCCAGAATGTCGACTACACAGTGACCGGGGTCGACCTGAGTGGCACCATCTCCAGCAGCAGTACAGCCGATACGCAATCCTACGACCTGGAGACTGTCACCGTGATTGACCCGGCAACGCTTGTTCTGAATGCTTCAATCACCTCCGCAGGTAACCAGAGCCACTCCGTCCAGCTCTTTAAGAATGGCTCCCGGATGGCAACAATCGAAAGCGAGGGGACTACCAACTTTGACTCTGTGTCTGCCGAGTATGCAGATGAAGACACCATTCAAGTCAAGGTTCTCAACGGTGACAACGGTTCAACCTTTGCCGCGACTCTGACTTTAAAAAACCAGTCGGATGGCAATGTAACTCTGGGAAGTGACACCTTCAGCTACACCAAGCAAAGCAGCTAGTAACACCCTCAGCCACCCCCTTAAAAAACCACCACCACCACAAGGAAACCACTATGACTGGTCCCGAAAAAGACATCATGGATGTTGCAGCAGCCTCCACCGGCATCCTCTCCCTGGCAGCCTGGCTACCCCCGATTGCCTCCCTTTTCACAATCGTGTGGCTGGGTATCAGGATTTGGGAGACATCTACCTGTCAGGCTTTAGTAACAAAAGTGCGAGCATACAATGAACGTAGAAAGCATTAAGACAACGCTCACCAAGCACGAGGGCCTACGCCTGCATATGTACCAGGACAGCGTAGGCATATGGACAATAGGCGTAGGGCACAACCTCGAAGACAAAGGTATCTCAGAGCGTGTAGCTGCCCTGATGCTCGAAGATGATATCGAGGATGCCATCACTGACCTGGAGAGGAACATCAGCTTCTTTGGTGAGCTACCAGCAGCAGCACAAGAAGCTCTAGTGAACCTGTGTTTCAACATGGGCATCCCCAGGCTTATGCAATTCAAGAAGACTTTAGCCTTTCTCAAAGAGTGTAAGTGGGAGAAGGCTGCTAACGAGCTACTAGACTCGCGTTATGCCTCTCAGGTGGGCTATAGAGCCGTTGAAGTAGCCCAGATGATACGGAGGTGTACCTCATGTTGAATGCACTTATAGGGCCTCTCACGAGCTTGGTTGGCAAGTACTTCAAGAACAAGTCCGAGGAGAAGCAAGCCAAGCACGAAGCCAAGATTGCTGTGATTAAGACAGATGCAAACTGGGAAGCCACAATGGCTGAGGCTTCAGGTAGCTCATGGAAAGACGAGTTCTGGACACTGGTCCTCTCAGTGCCCATCTTTATGGTGGGGTATGCCATAGCCGCCAATGATGTTGGCGTCATAGACCGGGTCCACCTAGGCTTTGCTGCGCTCTCCGAGTTACCTGAGTGGTACCAGTACCTCCTCTTTATAGCCATCTCAAGTAGCTTTGGTATCCGTGGTGTCAGCAAGCTCATGGACCTACGCAATAACAGCAAGTAGCAACACACCCCCAGTAACACCCTCATCAGCACCCCCAGCAAGGAGTTCACTATGGCAGGCAAAGGTTCTGCACCGCGCCCCATCCCCAATAGAAAGCAATTTGAAGACAACTACGCTGCCATCTTCTCGAAGCGCACACTAAAGAAGTGTGGCAAGTGTGGTCAGTACCGGGAGTCCACAACACCTGGTAGAGACCATGAAGGTGTCTGTCCACAGGCTCCACTTCACTAACAGTCTGTCTCAGTAGAGAGAAACACTGGTTGGCTTAACGGTCGATCGGTGTTTTTTTTGATTGTGTCTACCCTTATGCAGCTTATAGACATCTGCCCCGGTTTCTGGTGTAATGGGCTGTAACAACTAAATGTCCATTGACATCTTAGTAGCGAGGGTTTCACCCAAGTAGCTCAGTTGGTAGAGCAGTGGATTGAAAATCCTCGTGTCGGTGGTTCGATTCCGCCCTTGGGCACCATCTACAGACTACTCAGAATGGCAATGGATTAACCCTAGAACAGGAGTAATCCATCATGAACACAGCAACCACACTTGAAACATTCGTAAATGCAGTCGGTCCCAGAATCTGGAAAGGCAAGCACCTGGTAGACTCGACACACAAGGTTCTACGCCTCAGTGCCTTCTCTGATAACCAGACCAAACCTCTGGACAGCTACACACCTACTGACATCTACAACTTCATCGACACGCTGACAGATGTCGAGCATCTAGCGGATGTCACCACAAACCGCTACCTAGCCGCCTTTAGCGCACTGTTCAAAGAGGCTGTTGACCGCAAGGTGCTAAGGGTAGAGGATGTGCCTATAGTGCGCTGGAAGAAGGTCCCGCCAGTAGGGAGACCCCGCTTCTTCACCTATGAAGAGGTAGACGCACTGGTTGCCCACTTCCGCGCTTCCAAGACCCCTTGGATGGCAGACTTTGTACTGCTCTCAGTAAACAGCGGTATGCGCTTGGGAGAGCTTCAGGGTATCAACAACCAGTCGAAAATGAACCTGAAAGACTTGGAGGGCCTCGCCATTGATGAAATCCGCAATATAGATGAGCAGGCGCGTACAGTCCCAGACCTTCTAAACCACAGGGAGCTGTTGGCATTTAAGAGGCGCGAAGAAGCCAACAGAGTCATCTCCCGGCACAAACTGAGCAAAACGTGCTGGGGTACTGTTGTGCGTGGCGGTGAGGCTGTCTCGCTGCACAGTACAAAGAACGGTACAGACCGCATTGTCCCTCTAAATGCACAAGCGCAGGAGGCTTTAGAGAGGCTGGGCAGATGCCCCTCGCGCGTCTACTCTCACCGTAAGTTCTACAACGGATGGGCAGCAGCTAGAGAGAAGATAGCACCAGGTGACCGCAACTTTGTGTTCCATGTCTGTCGACACACCTGTGCCACGCGCCTGATTGTTGAATTTGGTGTGGACGGTCTGGTGGTAGCTATGATTTTAGGACACAGCTCCCCGTCCACCACAGCCAAATACGCGCACCCAGACCTCCCGCCCCTGAAGGCTGTCATGGCGCAGCTGGAATTGAGAAAAGCACTGTAACACCCAGGCTCCTTTGCGGGGCCACAACTGCACCACCAAAGGCTCCTTTTCTGGGGCCTTTTTCAATTGTGTCCACCCTTAGATAGACAACCACAATGGAGACACAACTGATGCTGATGAACTTCTTGAAATACCTTTTGAATCACCTGCTCCCTGCGCTACTCATGTGGCTTATGGTCGCATTCGGAGCCTTCACACTGGCCTTGGCCTTCTACTACTCAGCCACTAACTGGGGGTTACA